CAAAGTTTGAGTTGCAGCAGCCACACCTGTATTCAAGGTGACTATTTGTTCAGCAACAGATGATGAATGATTTACAAAGGAGGTTTGTCTAAAATTGGTGTTAGCAAGTATAGAGTTTGCCTGAAATGCGCTAATAGTGGTTGGTTTGTTTCTTATCTGCGAATAACTAACCTGCGCAGATGAAGATATAACACCATTAGTTGATGTAATAACTCCCGTAAAAGAACCACTAAATGAGCCAGTATAGTCAAATGGCATATTGTTCTCCGATATTTATAAAATACTTTCCCTCACTTAATAAATAGTGAGAAAATTAACGGAACTACTTAATAGGAATATAATAATCGTAACACCTCATCCAAAGACTCATGTCTGTGGTTATCTTTCAGAGTCGTTGTATATACATATTGAGAATCTTTTAACTTTGGTACATCGTGAACTGCTGAATCATTATTGAATTTTAAATCAATTTGTTGACCATCTCCACAAAGTATCATTCGAGAGTTTTTTCCCAATCTACCCAAAACCATTCCAAGTTGCTGCTTGGTCAAGTTTTGAAATTCATCTACTATAACTATACAATTATCAAAAGTTCTTCCTCTAAAGTGAGTAAGAGATACTAATTCAATATCTTCATTCTTTTCCATCTTTTCCAAAACTTCAGGTTTGTTATAAACCTTTCTCATATTGGAGCGAATTGGAACTAACCAGGGTTCCATTTTTTCTTCCAATGACCCCGGCAAGAATCCGTTATCTTCATTTGAAACTGTTGGTCGTGTTATAACGATTTTATTTACTTCTCTTTTAAAGAACGAATCCAATGCAATTTGAACTGCCATTAAGGTCTTACCACTACCGGCCTTTCCTAATATAAAATTGAATGGATGATAAAGTATTTGTGATTTCGCTAACTTTTGTTCTTCTGATAGTGAAAGTGTGAACTTAATGTCCCCCTTTGGTACTCTCTTCTCTACGTTTTCAGGCATATATCATTCCCTTTATGTTATGTAACGGACTTTGGTATAAATATGATATAACCCAATAAAAAAGGGGGGCCGAAGCCCCCCTCTATAAAGATTATGTCAATCTATCAATTAGTCATTGAAGATTTCCAAACCGTGAACGTATACTTTACCGTAGAACTCACCACGAACCATTTGCTTAGCGTAACGAGTCATTACACCTTTGCGTGGTTGGAAGTTAGTTGGGTCGTATACAAGCGGAGTCATAATTAATGGAATGTATGGAGCGTAAACAGCACCAGTTTCCAAGAATTGAGCACCTTTGAAGCCCATCAAGATAAGGTTTTCTTGCATATATGGGTTCTTGTAAACTTGGTAGCGATTAGCGAATGAACCTACTTGAGATACACCCATTGCGAATTGCATTTCGTTACCAGTACCTGAAGCAGCGAATCCTGGGATAGACTCAAGGATAGTAGCTACATCTGGAGAAACAACCATAAAGTTAGCGCCACCTCTCATTGTCTTAGCGTGGATTTGGTTAGAAACTCTTTGTAATTGAGTACCAAGAGTCTGGAACCATTGTTGTTGAGTGTATCTCTCAACAGCAGCGTTAAGACCTGATGAAGTGAAACCTGAACCATTCCAAGAGTAACCGATACGAGCAGACCAGTGACCAGTAGTCAAGGCGTTCTCAATCAACATATCCAAGATTTCGAGGTCGATTTCTTGAGAGATGTACTCTGACAACATTGAAGTCAATTCAGCTTCAGCGTCGATTGAATGGTAAGCGTTCAAATCTTGTGCGAATTCAGGAGTCCATTGAGCCTTCAACTTACGAGTCTTAGCCACGATTGGCACAGAGCGAAGTTCTACGTTCAATTCTGGAATACCCAAGTCAGAAGCACCAGAAGTGGTATCTTCGAAGTCACCACGAGTGATGTCAGTTGGTTGCTTTTGGAACTTAACAGTAGCGTTACCAGCAACAGCTTCAGCAGAAGAACCAGATACAACGAATACTACGTTAGTACCAGAAATCTTTGTGTAAGCTGGGTAGTAAGTGTTTACATCAGCACCAGCGATAGAGAAAGCTCTTACACCTTCAGCATCGTAACCTGCCAATGAAGCAACAGGAACAGCAACAGTGTAAAGGTCAGAAGACGCCCATACTGAAGCAGAGAATGCTGAGTCGTAGTTGATGTCACCCATAGAGGCCAAAGAAGCCGTAGTCAATGAAGCTTCAGCAACAACTGAAGAAGTTTCGTTGATAGTGTAACCGAAACGACCAGCACCATAAAGACCTTCAGAAGCTTGAGCAGCTGTTTCGGTGATACCGAATACAGAGTCAGTTTGTGAGTCTTTACCAGCACCTGTTTCAAATCCTGGCTGAGCAGTACCATACTTGAAATCCAAGTAGAATACAAGACCAGAAGGAAGGTTCATAGGTTGTACGCTAACGAATTCCTTTGCAGCGATTTCGCTGAAGATACGGCGTACCAATGGAAGAGCGACACCAGCCCACTCTTCAGAGTTTGCAGAAGTACCTGTGCTTGAAGCTTCAGATACCAATTGCTTTGCTTGGTTTTCCAACAATGTAGCGATTCCAGCTCTTTCGAAGTCGGTAGAAATACCTTCTAAAAGACCTGTTTTTTCCCACTTGCTTACAAGTCCTTTAGACTCTTCAGACATTTTCTTGTTGAAACCAGCAGATTCGTTTAATAATGAATTTGTGTTCATCTTATTAATCCTTTTCTTTAGGTTTAAAATTATTTAATCAAACCAGCCAACTTCTTGAATCTATCAGCCACTACGTTACCTTCAGAAATGATTTCTTTCTTTGGTGCGCTTGACTTCATAGGTTTAGAAGCGAGTGATTCTTTAACAACTGTTTTAGGTTTTTTAGCAACATTCAAGTTCTCACCCAATGTAGCAAATACCAATTTTACTTCTCTTAAAGATGCAGCTCTATCGAAGTTCTCGATAACTTTCATCTTTTGGTTCTCGTTCAAATCGAATGTTCTGAACAACTTGTTAGTGTAAAGAAGTTTAGCGTTCAACAAGTTTACCTCGTTGATAGTGTTTCTCAATGATTCGATAGTAGCGTATGCTTCTTCCAATTCATTTGATTCTTCTACTGCTTCTTCCTCTTCTTCATTAACTACTTCTTCAGATACTTCTTCTTCATCAGCCATTTCTTTCAAAGTTTCAATGATTTCTTCCAAAGACAATTCTTCATCTTCTTCTTCATTAACTACTTCTTCAGATACTTCTTCTTCATCAGCCATTTCTTCTGATTCGTAAGTTTCTTCGACTTCTTCTTCGGCTTCTTCATCACCTAAAGCAGCTTCTAATTCAGCGATTACTGATTCCAAGTCCAACTCATCTTCCTCTTCGGTCATTTCATCTTCCTCGGCATCCATCATCTCATCTTCTTCAGATACTTCAGACTCTTCAGAACCCTCTTCTTCAGAATGCATTTCCTCTTCGTGAGACTCAATTTCATCAGAAGCGATATCGGATACCTCTTCTTCTTCATCTGAATCTAACTCTTCTTCAACCTCTTCTTCAGAGTCCATGTCCAAATCCATTTCTTCCTCTTCGGTTTCCATCTCTGGTGCCATTGAGTCTTCCATTTCATCTTCTACTTCTTCTTCATCATCTAAATCTTCAGCTAGTTTGTGAGAAAGCATAGATTGAAGTTTTGGAGTGAATGCCTCTTCGAGAGCCATTTTAGCGTTTGCTAATGCAGTTTCCTTAACGGCTTTGGCATCAGCGATAGCTTCTTTTAACAAATCTGATTTCATTTGTTATCTCCTAAATTAAACTTTTGGATAATAAGATTATTGGGAATCTTAATAGAATATAAATTTCAATAATGATAATCACTCATTAGGGAGTGATATTTTTTCTAATAAATATGGGACTTTTTTCCGAAACGATAGAGTGTTTACTATTAATAGTCTTCTCTTCTTCTTCGTACCCACTCAGCTCTGATGGCGTCATTCATCTTTTTTCTACGAGCCGTAGTTGGTTTTGTGTATTCACGATTGTGTTTAACGTAATCAATGATACCACTATCTTTCATCATACGTTTCCATTTACGAAGTGCGGCTTCAACATTACCATTGATAACCCTCACTCCATTTGCGTGACCATAGAGGAATAGCTCCTCTCTTTCTTTTCTAACTTTTTGTTCTGCCATTTATATAACTTTTTTACAAAATAAAACGGACATCACTCAAAGTAACATCCGTTTATAAATATAGAGTTAAATTTAATTAAGATATATGTAGTCATCATATTTATCAGAAACTAACTTTTGTCGTATTCGTTCAGGTGATAAATTAAAATATTGTGAAGCTTCTTTTATTGTTTTAAACTCAATACCTTCACATTTGATTGTATTTAATTCAAATCGGATTGTATTGTTCCAAGTTTGTTCCATTTCACTATAAGACACATTATACTCATCTGAAGATACTCGTTTCCAATGAATCCAATTTTTAGAGTTTGAATCCACCCACGTTCTAACATTATTTTCAGTTATATTACCAAGTAGTTTAGTTATTTGTGATGTTGATTGGAATAAGGCTCCATCTATATCAAATTGTATGTTAGGTTTTTTATCAATCCCAAGTATATTCCAATCCTTATATTTGTATTTAGTTGACATACACCTACGCTCTACTTCACTTGCTACAAGTTTGTTTGGTTCAATATCTATTGCAGCTTCTCTATATGACTTATACTTCTTACCATCTATCTCACAAACATATGTTCCATCCCATTCAATGTCTTCGGTTGCAAGGTCTGGATTTCCTTTTACAAACATCAAAACATTCTGATGAGTTGATGCTACCTTTCTATTACGATTGAAGTATAGGTTGGACATTCTGCCGGATTGTTGAGATGCGTTTATCAACACAACATCGTTATAGTAGTGAAACCCACATTCTTCAGCAATACTAATGGTAGATGGAACAAACCCCTTATATTTACCAATCTTATAATTGCCAGTAGTCAATCTATCTCGTATCTCACTCACAACAATAATAAAGAACCTATTGTCTTTTAGTTTATCGTATGACTTTTGGATGATTGATTTGTATTTGATAAGAAACTTATTCCAATCCATATTGGATAAGTCATTTGGATTATCGGAATATATTTCCAAGTCGTGATATGGTGGGCAGGTAAACACCAAATCATATTGGTCTTGTAGTGTATCTAATACTTCTTCACTATCACCACAAATCCAAGTTGGTTTATTGGATTGGAGTTTGTTTGCGTCTATCTGTTCCTTGGATAGTTCTATACCTGTATACCTAAACCCTAACTCTTCGGCTACAATACCCCTAACACTTCCACCTGCAAATGGGTCAAGGATTGAACCTGATGGTGGGATAAACGAAGTGTAGATGGTTTCGCATAAAGTAGCGTCAAATATAGATACAGTATTATCATCCCAAAACCTTGATTTGGATATAGTGTCCTCTCTACCAAGTTCCGATTGAATATTGTATTTTTGTATCCACCATCGCTTTCGGGCTTGCCATTCTTTCTTTCGTGTATCTAATACTGATAAAAATCCATTCATAAGTTACAAATATACAAAAAAGGTTTGGGATTACCAAACCTTTCTTATAATTAATATGTAAAAATTTTACTCTCCTGGAAAATAATCCATATTGTCAATGTATTTTGATTCAATACTGGCTAAGTTTTTTCTATAACGCGTTAACTCTTTTTGATTTTGTTTCATCAGTTCTAATTGAGATTTAGCAGTTTTTATATCACCTTTAGACCTTGCATCAAAGTATGGTTGAGCCAATTCTTTCTGCTTTTCTTCGAGTTCTTTAATTTTCTTAATAACAGCCACATACTTAACATACATTTTTGGAACTCGACTTTCATTAACCGACTCATTAGTATCGGTAGATAAGTTATCTAAACCTTCTTTAAAGTTACCAATAATTTTACCTAACTCTCTTTGAGTTTTTGGGTCAAGTTTTTTGATGTCTTTGATGTGTTGTTTGATTACCTTTGAAACATCAACTGAAAAGTTTTGTAAAATTTGCATCTTATCCATTACTTTACCTTACCCTTTTCAATTTCTCTTTCCAACTCTTGACCGGCACCAAGTACATAATTCATTGCAGTTTTGATATCAACATTCATATACTTCATAATCTTTTTAACTGCCATCAAAACGATTCTTTTCTCTTCAGTAGAATAACCTTCACTTACCACTTCTTCCGTTTCAATTTCCTTCAAGGATTTTTTCATCTTAATTAATTTAGATGATGGTAGGTCACCAAACCCAAATGATTCATTTAACATAGAAGTAAGTTTCATTGATTTAGATTCGTTAGAAAAGTCTTTTGCGTTTTCTTTGTCTTCAGCATCAACATCGGTTACTGGGAATTTCTTACCATCAACTTCAAACTCATCATCACCGTTAGCAATTGCTTTTGCTCTTTCAGCACCGAACTCGTTACCTTCTTTGATTTCGTAGTATTTACCAAGAACCTCACCCATCTCATCGTAACAAGACTCAAGTCTTTGTTGTAGGGTGTTTACTTCTTTGATTGTGTTTGAGAATACTTTGAATGATTCGTTCATAGACTTCATATGTCTATTCACAGTCACTTTATCAAACCAATCACCAGTTTCTTCAAGAGTTACCTTTTGTGCGGTCTCTACGATATTTTTGATTGATTCGTATACCTCTGCCAAGTTACCTGAACGATAGATTGACTCACCGAATTTCTTGTATTCAGAAACGGCCTTGAGGAATTCTCGTTTTTCCTCGTTGGTCATTCCCTTTTCTTCGTTTTCTTCACCAACATTCATTCTTTGGTAATTTAAATGTTGAGATTCTTTAAGTAAGTTCTTTAATTTCATTTTTAGACTCCGAAATCACATTCACAATAACCACCAACTTCACAAATGATTTCTCTCATAAGGTTGTTAGCTTTTTTGTATTTATAAGTATTCTTTTTAGTAGTAACCGATTCATTGATTACACCTTCATTAGTTGGTGAAAGAAATGCTCCATGAGTTGATGGATTGGAAACAAAGTCCCAACAAATCAAATCAAAGTCATTTTCGACTGCAACAGTATCTTCACCAATTTGTTTTACCGAACCCATACCTCGTGAAGAGATACCAACAGTACAACCTGCTTTGATGAGTTCTTTAAGGATGTTACCTGTGGGTGTGTTGAGGATTTCAACTGTACCTACTACATCATCACCCTTCCAATAAACATCACGAATGATATGTGATGTGTTCTTTAATTCAACGACTGAAGATTCTGGGTGGTCAAGCTCGCCATAAGCACGATTCTCTTTAATCTCACGGCCTTTATACTTCTGAACTTCTCTCTCAAGAATATTTCTTGGATACACTCTTCCGTTTTGGTTTTTGGCGTTTGCTCTCTGCAATACACCAGAAACCAACAAGCGACCAGTTTGTTCTTTGGCTTCTTGTAACATCGTAGGTGTTACTTCAAATATCATTGTATCTACAAGAAGTTGTTTCATCAGTTCTCCCAAACCTTTTTCTTTCTATACAAATCAAAGAAGACCCTTGCTAATTCTCTACGAATCATCAAACGGATTTCCTCAAGGTCTTGAACCTCAAGTTCTTCATTCAATTTATTTTTATTACATCCACAAGACATATTATGCACTCAACTCTTTTAGTTTATGAGCAACTTTTAACATTCTTTCAGAAATCTTTCCAAATCTCTTTTGTGTGGATTTCCAATACTGACCATTGTGTACACCTGTTTCGTTTTTCAACTTTGTGTTTTGATTAACAATCTTCTCAACCTCATACATCAATCTATTGATTTCTTTGATTGAGTTGTTAACCTTTTGGTGTGATTTCATAGAGTCATCGTTTTTATAATCACGATAAGTTGCTTCAATTAGTTTTTCAAGTTTGTCTTCTAATTTCTTCATACTTTTTGACTCCGTATTCATTTTGGTCTTTTTGGCTTTTTTGTAACCAAAGACTTCAATATGGTCATTATCTAATTCTTCTTCACTTTTTGCAAAAGCGTGTGGGGTTTTAGGAGGACCTGCACCACCATCCATATTAGCAGTTACATTGTTCTCATCCAACTCTTCATCTTGAAGAGTTTCTTTAACTTCCAACTCTTCAAACTTTGCTTCCAATTGTTCTAACAAAAATTTAGACATTTGAAACTCTCCTTAACTCTTGTAAAAGTTCGTGATATCTCAAAAGTGAAAGAATTTGATTTTCGTTGATAACTTTGGAATTAGTAATATTATCAATAAGGTTTACAGTTTCAGTCAACTTGATTTTAGCGACTTTATCTGAAATCTCCACTTTTGCAAATTCAGCTTTTAATCGTTTAACTTCAGTAACAACAAATGTTCTTAATTTACCCGAATTGTCAACATTGTTGATATAGGTACGGAGAACTTTCTTTTGTGTTTCTGAAAGGTTGGTGTATTTGGAATTAAATGAATCTACCAAGAATTTGTAAGCTAACATACGAACCTCTTTAGGTTGTGATGTGTATTCTTTATCAGTAGACTCGGTAACGATTTCTACATCGTTTTTAGTAATAGTTTCGAGAATGGTATTTTTACAAGTAACGTACTCTTTAGGAGAAGTAGATTGATTGTATTCAAACAATTTAAATACAGATGCCATCTCACGATAGTTGTTTACACGATACTTAAAGAAGTCTTCCATCACAAAAGATTCCTTAACTGATTTAATCAAGTTATACTTTTGTCTACGAAGGATTCCTTCATTTAGTTTTGCTCTTTCTTGTAGAATGATATTTACAAACTCTTGGGCCTTGTATTGTGAATCAAAGTTCTCTTTAGTAAGAGCTTGATACAATTTCAATTCTTTATTAAGTTCCGTTCCTCTTTTGAAATGTTTCTTAATAATTTCAAGGGCAAGAGAATCCTTGTCCGCTAATGTGTCTGAAGCGATTTGTCTTACAAGTAGTTCAAATAGAATACCTGTATTTTTAAACTTACTATGTTTAAGTTTACTCATCTTAAACCTTATCTATTACTATTCCAATTAATAAATATACAAAAACTCATCAAATCGTGTCTTCAAGAAGATTTGATTCATCTAAAAGTCCACTTTCTTTCTTAACATCATCACCTAACGACTCTTGTAGAATTGATGGAGATTTGGTTTTTACCTTTTTTAAAGATGTTTTCAAAGCAGCAGCACTCTCGTATGCGAGTGGTGAGTTTTTATATTTGTGATAGGTTGCCGTTGGTTTAATGTCAGTATTCTGACCTAACGGGTCTCTACCAAATGGGTCGGCATCGGTTTTGTAAGTTCCACCTTCGGGAGGTCTTCCTGCTCCATCAAATCCACCTTCAGGTGAACCACCTTCATCATCAGAATTCTGATGCATTGAAGCAATGTCGTGTGGAGTACCAAATGACTGACCTGTTTTAACTGGGTCATTACCTTCATCTTCGATTTGAGTTTGTCTAAATCCAAGTTTAAGGTCACTAATAACTTTAGCTTGTTCCAACTTCCACTCATCATCCGACATATTGAAGATGTTTTTATACATCCATTCTTGAGAAACCATTTTAAGGTCTTTCATATCACGAACCAAAGAAACTTTTTCACTCCAAAGAGCCGCTTTCTCTTGTTCGTAGATGATAGATGGGTTGGTCAATTCTAACTCAAAGTTTACAAGGTCTTCGTTTTCGTATCCCTGTGAGTATAAATGAACGATTGCAATTTTAGTCAACTCGGACAAAGCAATCTTTTGGATTCTTTCGACAGTTCTTGCGAATCGGATATCTTGTTGTGCAAGTGTAGCTTTACCTTCAACTCCCTCTTCGTATCCAATAAATGCCTTTGGAACTTTAAGAGCTGCCATCATTCTATTCTTCAAGTATTCGATATCATCAATACCTGTAAATTCCATTCCGCTCAAAGAATCAATTTCAGTTCCACTTTGACCACCACGAACTGGAAGATAGTAATCATCCAACATATTCATCAAGTTGAACTTGAGGTTGTAATCACCCGTGTTTTGGTCGAGGTAAGGGACTTTCTTCATCTGGTCAATAATACCTCTCATATGGTTATCAACCTCACTTGGTGGAATATTACCCACATCAATCTTAAAGATTCTTCTTTCTGGTGCTCTCATAATTCTATGAATCATCATAGCATCTTCCATAAGAGTCAATTGTTTCCAAGTCTTCCGTGCACCTTCCAATAGAGAACGACCATAAGGTAGGAAGTTTGTATCGGCCATCAAACGGAAATGTGCAATTTGGTAGAACTCAAAGAACTCTGCATTCTTATTTACACTTGCTCCGTGAGCAGCACCCATAGAACCTAATTTGAATCTTACTTCATATGGGTTTTCAGGATTAAAACCCTCTTCACGTTCTACCTCATATGCTGACATTGGCGATACATTTACAATACCAACACCTTCTTCGATATCAAGGTGAAGGAAGTAATCACCATACTTGTTCATACCACGAATCCAAGCCCATAGGTTGAACTCAATGTTTAGAACATCGTAAAATAAGTTGTGAAGGATTTTCTTTACATTTTCATCTTGAGTTTTGATACGAAGTACATCTCCCATATCATTTTTCAAGGTACATTCATCGGAGTAGATATCCAAAACTGAAGCAATGATGGAATCCTTATCCATTGCTTCGTAATCAGTATATAATTCTAATTTGTTTGAATGATAATTAAATTGATTGTTGTATGTTTCCCAATGTCTACGAGTAGTATGTAATCTACCAAATCTATCATAATATGATGAACCACGAAGGTTACCTTGGGACTGGAGTCGTTGGGTATCAATTGCTTGAGTATTACCCTTACCAATCCTACGGACAACAACTTGCGTGTTGAATAGTTTTTTTAACCTACCGAAAAGAGATTTATCTGCCATATTAGTGTCTCACTTAAAAGTGTGTAGTTCTACAAAGTATAAATATACAAAAAATAAAGTTAACTACCAAATTTAAAGTAACCAAGTTAAATCGTTGTCGTTGCCACGTTGGTCTTTTTGTACCCAAGGGTTTTGTCCGGCGGTTCTGCCTGAATAAACACCTGTATTTGATTTACCGATATGACCTAGTGTTGTTCTCGTTAAATCCATACCTTGTTGTCTTAATTTCAATGCAGTATCACGAACCCACAATCCAGTTGAGAATGACATCACTAAATCATCATTATAACCTCGTTGTGCTTCGGCTCTACTACCATTCCATATGAATACAAATAACTCATCAATTAATCGCTTAGAGTGAATGATTGGGGTTCTTTCTCTCATATAAGTATCGAGTTTTGAAATCACCAAAGGTCGTGTTCTTGAGGACATTGTAAATCCAGGAACCATATCATCTTTTCGTTTTAAATCCCAACCTTTACGGAGATGAACATCATCATCAATATAACCTAATTCTCTATACGAATAATATAAGTTTTGATATTGTCTATCAATTACTTCTTGAATTACAGCCCACCCAATGTTTGCGTTTTCAATCACTAACATTGCGTTATTCCATTCCGAAGCAACCGAAGTTAAGAATGCTCCATATTGTTTAGTTTCAATCTTACCTTTATACTCCGCAACTTGTTCTACCGTTTCTATGTCAAAAACATGGAATGCTGAATAGTCAGAAGAATCACCACGAGCGACATCGGCTACGACTACATAATCACGAGAATAATTTGGATAATCCCATAACCAATAGTTACCATCAAACCCCCGCTTTTCCAATGGGTCTTTTACATAAGTCTCTTGATACCATTGTAATGTAGAACCTTCCACCACTGTATAACCGGATGAAATAAAGTCACAATCACATTCTTGGGCTGCACCCTTTTCACCAAGGAGTTTTGTTTGTTCATCTCTCCATCGTTGATTTCTATCAGGGTGTACAGTCCAATGGAGTTCGGTTGGGTGCCATTGTTCTCCAGCTTGACCTTGTAACCATACTTTGTGAAACCAGTTACCCACACCATTTGGTGTAGACAATACAATAGCACCACCACCTGTTGAAAGTGTTGATTGTGCGGATGTCCAAATTTCTTCTACATTATCAATAAATGCAGCCTCATCAATTACCAAAAGAGACAATGCTTCAGAACGACCAGCATCTCCAGCAGCAGATGTTGCTTTGATTTGCGAACCATTCTTTAATCGTAGAGATAGTTTGTTGTCCTCTTCGGTTTGACCTTTTAACCAAGTTGGTAAGTTAGAATGCATGAAACGAACCTTCGTTACAAGGTTCTTTGCAACCTCTTGTTTAGTTGCAATTACCAAAATGTTTTTGTCTTCGTGAAACAACATCAGCCAGAGTGAATATCCGGCTGATAGAGTTGAGATACCTAATTGTCGTGATTTGAGGATTACATTAAAACGATGGTCATTAATGTTATGCATCAAATCCTCTTGAAACTCATACAAGTTAAAAAGGATTTTTCCTCGGTGGGGGTGCTGAATGTAACAATACTTTTTAAAAAAGTATACAGGGTCTTTAGCGCACTTGACCCACTCTTCTCGTATGAGTGTTCTTAAATCTGGCATACATTTTTATAATAGGAATAATACAGCAATCAATGTAGCACCACCGGCACCACCCAATAACAAACCATTCCAAAATTGCCCTCTTTTTTGTTTTTTGAGGGTTTTGATTTGATTGTCTTTTAATTCAATCAGATTATCTTTTTGTAGGATAATTTGCTCCTTACTTTGAAGTGCAACTGAAAAGTTTGCGAGTTGTTGAGATTGTAACTCAATCTTATCAACTTGTAGTGATACCAACTCTTGAGTTGTTTTTAGCTCTATGCTACATACATCAAATTGAGACTTAACGACTAACGCATTTTTAACTGCGGTTCTTGGAACTGCAATTAGACTATCAGTTGAAAGCGTTTGCGAAAGCAGAGATGAGGTCATCATCAGACATATCATCAAACTTATCCATTTGCTCTTCATATCGTTTTCTCAAGTTTAAAAGTTGTGCATTTTTAGAATCAATCTGATTGTCGATTTCAGCAATCTGATTACTCAATCCGAGATTTAATTGGATGAGTGAGTCTGCCTCACTCTCCAATCTTGAAATCTCACCTAAATACTCCATCTCTTTTTCTTTCAACATTCTTTCGTATTCTTTTTTGTAGGTATTACCCATAAAGAATTGTTGGTAGATGAGGACACCCGCCAAACAAAGAATTACAAGTTGAGATGGGTTTAGTTTTTTCATTTACTTCTTACCAACTGAACCGGTTGATTTTCTACCCGATGTTGATTTACCATTACCGGTAGAACGACCTGTTGTAGTTTTCTTACCAACATTTCCAGCCGAAGCATTACCAGAACCACGTTTAGCAGCTGGTTTTCTACGAGGCTTACGTTTAGCGGTTGGTTTACCTTTTGCAGCGTCAACTACATCTTTAGTTTCTTTGACAACATTCTTAACTGCTGCTTTAACTTCTTTTGCTTCTTTTACAACACGTTTTGCACGAGTCTTAACTTCAGCAACATCAGCTTTAACTTCCTTAACTACTTCAACTACCTTTTCATCAATAGTAGTTTTACCAAGTAACCAATTCCAAGTTTTCTTTAACCAATTTTTCATAATTTTCTCTATTTGTTAAACTAATTGTTCCAATATAAATATGTAACTCAAATTAATTACTTGATTTTTTCAATCAATGAGTAATATGAGTCCTTTATAACATCATAATATGGACTTTGTAAAACCAACCATTCTGCACCAATTAGTTGTGATTGTGCACGTTTGTAAACTTCATGTTCTACTTTATCTTGATATTCCTTTGCACCCCACAAATGATACATAGTAGAACTTATTTCTGTAATAGCTTCATCGGGATGTGAGTCCATATCAATCAATCTTAAAGTTTCAGATGTATGGATTATATTACAAAATGATTTTGTTTTAAAGTCAATATTTCTCCGCTTTTGCCAATCATGCGCCAATCCAGCTAATAACCATTGTTCCATCATAATTTGAGCGCCATTTCCATCATACATAAAATGTGACTTTTCGGTAGCATATGATATTTCACCAGTTGAGTTCAATACAAAGTTAAAATAAAAATCAGTATATTCTTTTTTAAACTCTTCGTTAAACATACCCACTACTGCACAATTCATTGGGAGTGTATCTTTTAGTGATTTTGCGAAATCAACATCCCATTCAAAATTTTCATTATGATGTACATCGAATATATTTGGATAAGTCGATGTTGTTTCACGATGAAGATACAATAAATCTAAATTGGTGTATGGTTGTATATTTTTGTTCAGTACCAAGTCGGTATCGTATACAACAAATGGAGTTTGTAATTTTGACATAGCCCATATCTTTGGACTTGCCCAATATCTATGTGAAATTTGTTCGTAGGGGTAATCATCAAAAATATCAGTAATTACATCATCATATAGTTTAGTGATATTGTAGGATTCAAAAAAGTCTTTACTCTTTAAATCTGTGACTAAATATAGAGGTAATTCTGGATTAGAAATACGATGGTTTAAACACGAATATATTTGTGTAATTAATTCAAACTCTCGTGGTGGATTTTCACCCACCACATAGATGTGATATGCGTTCATCATAACTTATTTTAATATAAATAGTGTTTACCACTTTCTACACGACCAATATCTTGCTTTCCATCTTGGGCCTGGAGAATCACAATTCATTCTTGCTCTGAACGATTTGCGTGCTTCAGGATTATCCTTTTTAATGGTCATACCTTTTTGTCCAAAGTTTACCTTTACAACATTACCTTTATCGTTGTTTACATATACTTTGAACTTCTTAACATCACCTTGCATAATCTTACCAAGTTCTACTTTTCTACCTTGGTACTCTGCTTCGTTGATATTATTAACATCCTCTTTATGTAGATTTAACATTTGAGAGTATTCCTTCATAAAGTTGATGAAGTCTTTGGTTTCTTCAAGTGTCTCAACATCATATTCATCAACCTCACCATAATCTGATACTGTTGAAATGTAATCTTCTGCTTTTGTAATCAAAGACTGAACCCAAGGTTCTAAATCACCCTTACCTTGAAGTTTTGTAATGAGTGCTTGTGCTTTTCGGATTGAGGTTTCTAATTGGTCTACTGCCATATCAGAATCAGACTCACTACCTTCGTTAGCAAATGCGTTTACATAAGGATTAGATACAACCTTACCCAACTCTGGAGTAAAACCATACTTCTCTTCCATAAAGTTTTTTACATTATGGTATTCTTCTCTGATTAATTCTTTGAGTTGTTTTTCAGTCATCTTACTTAAACTTTTTAATTAGTTTTACTTGAACTGAATTATCTGGCTTACCTGCGATTGCAGATACCAATGCCATTCTTTCTGGAAGTTTACCAACCTTAACGTATTGATATACTTTTTCAATGTCTAATTTGTTATCATCAACGAACTTTTGGATAGCATCTTTGTTCATACCAGTCAAACCACCAATTTCCATTGCAGTTCTACTTGCTGCTTCGTTTACTGATTCCATTTTGTATCCTTTAGAAGTATAGTTTTTGATTGCCTTTTCTAAATCAACTTTATTTTTGAAAGTTTCAATATCAAAGAAATCACTACCATCTTTGTGTTTCTTTACACCATCGTGAGAAGAGATACTATATTTAGCTTTACCGATAGCAGGATTTACTTTAAATACTTTTTTACCTTCGGTTACCGATTCCATCAATCCAATTGCAGTAGTACCAACAACTCTTTCAGCACCATCTGCATATTTGTTGTTTAGAATTGCTATCTTTACCGGCTTGTCAATTATATACATTGGAAGTGGTGATGTACCAAATGAATATTTGATTCCATTCTTTTTTAATTCTTTACCAATATCCATAAATGATTTAGCATCTTTTACCATACCAGCAAGTTTATCTAACATAGCATCGTGCTTACCTTCGTTTACTGATTCATCAACCGACTCTTTCTTTGAGAACTTATCTTTCAATCTCTGAACGAGTGACTTTGCTTTTCCGTGAGCGGGATGTTCTTTATCTTTCAATGCAGTTGTTACCCTTACATCTTTTTTAGTTTCAGGGTTCTTAACCTTTTGGTCAGCAATTGCTTTAGCCACCATCATTTGAACTGCAAAGTTTTCATCCATAGTTGCTTCAGATTTAGGAACACAATTAGGAACTTCTTTACCGTTCTTCTTTTTCATCCCCACCATCTCGTAGTCATCCCAACAAGGGTCTTCTTCTTTTAGTCTCATTGATACTCCTTAATTGATGTATGCGTTAAGTTCATATCCGTTCTTCATACCATACACTTGAATTTGAAGTGCTTTCCTTTGAAGTTTACCACCTTTAAGTAGACCTACTGTAAAACGAGTGTCTTTACCTACCGATGGTCTTGAACGAACATTTTTACCACCCATTGCTATTTGAGATTGCCAATCATCTTCATCGATTTCGTATCCACGTTTTTCAGCAAACTTTTTTGCTTCTTCTGCAGCATCAGTAAACGATTTGTGGTATACTTTATAATCTGCTTCTTTTAAAAGTGACTTTAACTTAATCATCAGAAATCCTTATTTTTTATATACAGACTCTTTAAAGATTCTCATACCGGTATTTTCCACCAATGCTTCAACTTTTTGCCCTAATGGTCTACCAATAGTCATTGAGATGTAGAATCCCATTGCGTTTACAATGTCTTTACCATCCCACTTACAAATATTTGCAACGTCAGGACCCAAGTCGTAGTGATACATTTCCTCAAGGTCTTTCATTCCTTGTGGGTCACCTTCGTATTTTGCTTTAGGGAACAATTTAGCAACACCCTTTGCTTCACTATGGAAGTTAGCGTCACCTAACGCGCCCATCAAAATGTGCATTACTGCCCATTGGTGATTTGGTTTTCCCTTTGAAAGGTCTTTCAACTCTCTATCTAAAAGTTGTTTAACCTTTTTATTCATATTTGCGTCTTCGTTGAGTAATTCCGTTAATTTCATATGTTTACCTTAGTTTAGTTGCGACTGAATACAAATCTATTTTTAAACCATATCCAGCACCTTGATATCCGTATACGGGTTCGATTGGTAATTTTAATTTTTGTTCTATGGCCTTTGCGATACCCAATGCAACTGCATCATCATTACTACCTCGACTTGAAATATAG